CTTTCTTTTCTGTCAAAAACATTAAGCAAGGTTCAATACCTTCAACTTCATCCATTAAGTATTTAGCTAATGTTTCAACATCATGCTTAAACTCTAATATAGCATCTTTAGTTTCTTTTAACATAATTTTTTATTTTGGTAAATTAAACACTGTTTTTTGAATAAATTGATTAGCATAAACAGGATCTGACATAACTTTAATTGCTTTGATATGCTTATCAATATTATCTAAAGTTTGTTTATGATCATATGTTGCATATGCTTGAATAAATACATTTAAGAATTGTTTCTTAACCCATCTATCAGCAACACCAATTTTAATAAATAAATCACTAAATGCTTTACACATTTCTTCTGCTTTTGAATTGTTAATTTTAAACTCTCCATTTTTAATCTTAGCACTTGAAGTCACAATAGCATTATAAGTATTTGAATTATTACAAATTGATGCAATCATTAAAGCTTCTAAGTTATATAATCCCATGTATTGTTGAAGAGTTACATAATCTGGATTAGAAAATGAAAATGCACGAATGTAATCTTTTAATTGCCATGACTTAGAAGAATTATTATAATAAGCCATTTTTCTAATAAGATCATCTTTGTTTATTACTTCAACATATTCATATCTTACTGGAATCTGTTCTCTTCTGCAAGAGTCTAATAAATGATCACCATCTATTACATATGTTAACTTTGATCCTGTAAAGAAATCTACTTTACAACAAATAACTTGTCTTGTATTACCTAAAATACGGATACTTTCTACTAATTCTTGTGTATGCTTAGACAATGTTGGTCTTTGCATTGGTAATCTGTTAAACATATCATAATTTGTTGTAACAGCTATTTTGATAAAATCATTTTTACTTTTCATAATCATATATTTTAAATCATTTTATTAAATTATTTTAAGTCTTTTCATTTTTAATCAATAAACTGTTTGCATACAGTGTATTTCTAAATGCAGCAATAGCTACTTTTGCAGTCTCAAGTTTCTTTGTCTTTTGAAACTCATCATAACAAGTATTACCAACAGTCTCAGACTTATTAGCAACCTCTTTAATTTGTTTTGTGTTTGCTTTACTCATTTTAATTCTCTATAAAGTTTAACTTGTTTTCTTTTAATCTCTATCATTTCAGGAGTAATCTGGTCTGCAGATAACTTAAGTGTAGTAGCTAGAGTTGTTTTAATATAAACATCATTTAAAGTATCAGAAGCATTTCTTCTATAATTTATGTGATACTCATCTTGTTTTTCTTTGTTTCTTGCAACCCAGCTTTTATTCTTTTCTTTTATGTAATCTTTGTTAGACTGATAGTACTTTTTATTAAAAATTAGTTTAACATCAAAGTTTCTATTGTAATAATTTCTAACTTTTTCACAAATTTCTGCTTTATTCTTCTCATAATATAAGGTTTTAGTTATTTCCTTACATCTTTTAGAAGCTAAACTATTTAACTCTTTTGATGAATAGTTTATTCTACACCAAAGTTCATTCTTACTTTTTTGCTGTTTTCTAAGAAATTCTTTTTTTTCTGGAGAACTTATTTTTGATCTAATTTTATATTTGCCTTGAAATATTCCTGACATGTTACATGTACTCACTATATTAGTTTGTTTTGTATTTAAGTACTGTGCAGCTTCTCCATAAGTATTACATTCATAAAGCAAAGTATCATTAAGATCAAATATTTTTACTTGAGCTCCTATTTTTTCTCTGTAACTATTTTGTTTTGTGCTACAAAGTTTGTATTTAGGAGTAGCAATAGCATCTTCAATTGTCCATCCTGCTTTAATTCTACCTTTTATAGTTTCTGTAGTATGTCCAGTATCTTTTGAAATAACAGATGTTATTTGACTTAAATTATACATTTTACCATTGTACTCATATTTAATATGATCTTTAACAGAAAATGTATTTTTAGCATAATCTACAGCTTGTTTTATATCTCTTGATTTATAAAAAGCTTTTTTTAATACATCATATCCTATAGATTCTAGTTTTGCAATGTCTACAAAAGATCTATATTCACCTTTCCATAAGTGTGGTTTTTTACTATTCATAATCATATATATTTAATCATTTTAAAAATCCTAACTCTCTAGCTTCTAGAGGATTTAAGGTCTTGTCCATTTGAATCCATAGGCTTGTTTTTGTTTACCTTTAAAACAAGCTCTAATTGATGTACTGGATGTTAATTTTAATTCTTTTCTTAGTTCTTCTAAAGTTTCAAAAGTTCTTATTAATTTATTATCCATTGTATATTGATAAATTAAATGTGACTTAGGTATATTTACAAAATTTGTAAAACTCCATAAATAACCCCCAGCACTAGATCTACTACCGGATGCGGCTTTACTTATTGAAGCTCTATCAATATTAACATTAAGTGAAGCTTCTTTTATTGATTTATAATTTTTAATAAATAATCCTTTTTTAGTAAATTGATAAACAGGATTTCTTATTATATCATAAATTTCAAAAGGTAAAGCTTTACCTTTCATTCTAATGCTTAGTGCTTTTTTTCTTTCTTCTGTATATGGTACTGTAGGACATCTTGCTATTGTACTTGAATTATATGCAGGTTTTAAAGTATCTAAATAATGTTGTTCTCTTTCAAGAATAACTTTTCTATCTTCTGTTTCTACTATCTCAAGTATTTCAAATCGGATACCTTCAATACCATATTTATTTACTACATTTTGTAAATACTTAGAATCATGTTTATTTTGTTCTAAAGCTCTTAAATGTTCTAAAAATCTCCTATAAAAACCTAATTGACAATCTTTAGATCCCTTTGTACCTGAAGCACTTCCAATATAAAATAACCCATCTTTAGATAAATGATTTATTTTGTATACTCCTTTTTTTGTTAGATACTCTAATAAAGATACATCAAAAATATAATTTATTAATTTACTCATGTCATAAAGATATGACATTTTCTACATATAAACAAATTACTTAAGAAATCCCAATATACGGGCTTGTTTACTATTCAAGTGACACCAAGAATGACATTCTCTACATGTTGCCACCCATGTTGCTTGAACTAATGTTTTTATACCTCTACCTTCCATATGATGGACATCACATGCTTGACCTGTACATACTCCCGAAATCTTTATATTACATAAAGGATTCTTATTCATGTATTCAGTTCTCATTAAGGTATAAGCTTTATCAATTGCTTTTTGCTTATCTGATTTTTGTTTTAATTTGGAAGATGAGGGAGCAATCTTTGGTTTCTGTAAGGCATTATTACTTTTGTGGCAACTCCAGCATGATTTGCAATACTTTACTCCCTCAAAGTTCTTCCAAATATATTGCTCAGAGTCACACCCTGAGCAATACTTTTTTTTAGCTTCCACTATTTCTCAATTTTGGTAAAAAATTAGGGTCTATTGTAATACTATGAAAGTTTTTAGGCAATACTCCTTCTTCTATAAAAACAGTGATGATATCTTCTTTACTAATATTTAAATCTTTAAAAGTTAAAGTATTAACATAATTGATATCTGTTTCTTGATTACTTAAGAAGTAATTAGTTAATGGGCTATCTGGAAAAAACTTTTTAAATACCATATTACTATAAGCAATACTAAGCTTTTGTTTATATAAGTTAATGATCTTCTGACCTTTAACATAAACATTGCTTACTCTTTGTTTTTTCTTACTACACATTGTAGCTAATTCTTGTTCAGTAAATGCACTTAAACCATATAAAGCTCTCTTATATAAGTGAGTTTGATATGGTGTATAAGAATCCCTATCATAAACCATAGTTTTCTTTTCTGCATTTACTTGATATTCAGATAATTGACCTAAATATGTAAATTTTTCTTTTCTGTTTTTTAATATTTCCATGACGATATACATTTAAAAATTCAATAATAAAAAAGGGTAGTAATATTTAGTTACTACCCTTTAAACTTATAATATTTAATCTTATAGATTAAAATCAGCACTTGGCTTTACAGCTGAACCAGTAGTTTTCTGACTAGCATAAGCTGTACGCAATTCTTCAACATTATCGTGTTGAATTGTAATATCTTCAGCATTAGCTGCTGTAGAGTATACAGTTTTACGATAAATTGGTGCTCCTTCTACAGAACATACAATACCTGTATCTCCTGCAACTTTTACATCACGTGTTGGTTCTTTCTTACTGAAAGGTGTCATTGATTCTTTGATAAGAATATTACCTTGTAATTCTTGACCTGCATAAAATCCAGATGCTTGAAGTACAGAGATTTCTCCTTGAATCAAAGTTGATACAGTTTTTCTACGTAAAAAACCATTATCATCAATTAAGGTACGTGTTTGCTCCAATCTTACATATCCATACTCAGGATTGTTAGCTGATTGATTAATAACTACACCATTTGCGTCTGCGATTACTTTAACTTTTGAGTTCATAATACTTGTTTTAAATTGTTAATAATAAATTGTTTTGTAATTTGATTTTTGAGTTGACGTTACTATATCACAAGTCACTCTAACTTGTAAATAAGTGAGTAATTCTTTGTTGCAACAAAAAATTAGATATTAAATTATAGGCCTAAATCTATTATATCATCAAAAGGTTCTTCTTCTGATGGTATATTATTGATTTCATCTTCATCATTAGGAAGATAGTCAAAATCGTAATAAGATTCTTTAGTATTTTTTTCTACAGCTGATCCGTAGAAAGGGTCTAGTAGAGCATCTCCGCAATTAATAGAGACGAGATATTGAACATCTGCATCAGTTAAGTTAAGATATTCATCTACTGTTAAATAGATAGTTTTTCCTGTTGGGAGTTGAAATAACACTTATTATCTATAATTTATCTAGTAAATATAAATTAATTACTTCAATAAGTAATATAATAATGTATATTTTCAGCATTATATAGCTAACAATAATAAAGAGGGTGATTAAACCCTCCCCATTATTTGGTCATGAAAGTACTCAACAGAATACTATTTTTAAACTTTTTCTATAACATTAGATACTATAGATATATTAAATTTTTTATTTGTAATTATATTTAAATGATCAATAAATAATTCAGGA